AGGGTGGGCGTCAGATGATTCGCGGTATGGACCGCTCAGTATAGAAGAACTTGAGGCTACCCTCAAGTATCGCCAGGCAATTGTAGACCAGATGGTGAAAGATGGCAAGGATCCCAAGTCGCCTATAGATTATGTTCGCCTTGTGGATGTGGCAAGAGAGGAACTCGAAGAGGCCAAGAAGAAAGAGAAGAAGGGTGGTCGTCGTTCACGTCGCCGCCGGGGCGAGCGTCGGGTTCTTCTTAAGAAACTCACCAAGCGTCGAAAGCATCGTAAATAGATCTTCCGTGAATCCGTAGTGGCACCCGTTCGGCTCAATCTTGGGGGCCTTGCGACTGGATGTGGTGCGAGGGTGTACTAGACTCACAATCACCTCCTGCGGAGACAACTCGACACACTTTGATTCACGTCCGTGAATGAACGCGTGCCCCTCTGCGATCTTGGTCTCTTCAGGAAACCCCTTCTCTTCCCAGAATCTCTTGGTGTAACACATCGTGGCCTCGGATACACGCATGCTCTGAGGCAGCCGGATCGGAGGAATATTGATGAACGATGTATAGTTTGCGATATCGTAGGATGGCAGAGTGGTGCAGAAGGAACACTCCTTCTTCGCCCGGAGCATCATGGAGACCCGGAACAGAATACTGTTCGGGGGGTAAATATCGTCGTCGTCAAAGTGGACAATCACCGGAAACTTCGCGAGGCTGGCCCCGAAATTACGCTTGGCCGCGATGGTCTTACCAGGGGAATCAAGAATGTACCGGACGTATGGCAGATGATTCACAAACTCTTCGCACGTATCCTTGCCGTCATCAATAATGATCCATTCGATCTTGTCTTTCGGATAACACTGTGACTCTACGGCTCCGGCACAAATCTCCATGAACTTCTGGCGATCGCGGGTGGGCGTAATAATAGTGACACCAGGAAGCTGATCCTCAGGGACAGAGCCTGCGTCCACTGAGAACACTCCGTCTGTCTTATAGTCTTTCAGGAACTCCTGCATCTCCTTGGTCCATGCAGCATGACGTTCGACGTACAGATCGGTGTTCCGGGTACTCATAGCCTTACGCTCCTTGAACGACATCCCTGCGTACTCTACAAGTGCCTCCACCACCGACTCGGGGGTCGTCTTGGCAATGACACCCAGACACTCAGGGTGCGGCACTGTCTTCTCCGTCTTCACCCACACGGTCTCATATCCAAACTCCTTGAATGGTGGAATATCGTTGAGGAGGAGTACACACCCAGTCGACGCAGCCTCGTTCACGGCATGGCCGAACCCTTCGCCGCCCGAGCAACAGATTGCCAGGCCGCATTCCTGAAGAAGGGCATCATACTCTCCCTGCTTCATGGTCGTAGAATGAAGCACCACGTTGGTGAGTGTCTCGGGGACATCGACCTTTAGCCGGCTTCCGTCGTAGATGACGTGGAGTTCAGGGAGCTTGGTCTCCTTGATGTTGGCAAGGGAGTAGGCGTCTACAATGAGCTGGGGATGACGAAAGATGTTCTTGCCGGTGATGACCACGGCCTTGTGGAAGTTCTTCTTCTCGGGAACACCCTTGGCAATTGATGTCCAGCCAATGTGCTTGACGTTGGGGTGCAGAGCCTTAAAGATCTCCACGGCCTCCTCTGTCTTGCACCAGATCTCGTCAAGGGATGCAAGGTACGGAATCCAGGACTTGTACGTCCACTCAGGGTTCGGGATCAAGATATTCCCAGCAGCATAGGTGAACAGCACTGGGTTCAGGACTTCCAGGAACACATTGATTTCTGCCTCGTCGCATTCGGGTTGGGCATTCAGAACACGGCGAAACTTCACAGTCTCGTCGGCAGCCGCCCAGATTCCCTGGAGGATATCTGCGTCCTGGGCTAGACCCGTCTGGTTGCGGTGCGTGGATACAATGTTGACTCGCATTACACTCTTAGTGTTTCCTTCGTTTAAGTGTTCCCCTGATTTGACGAGGGATGCGTTTGGCCGTCTTGGCACGGAGGTTCATGATGCGGAGATACTCTTTCCTACTTGGTGTTCCGCTCACACATGGATGTACGACAATCATACGATCGTAGAACCATACGCTCTTCTGCCCCGTCCACTTCCAAAACTCGTCAATTGTATCGATAGTAGGTGCAGTCTCCATATCAGCAATAAACTTGTCCGTGAAGTCTACACACGCTTCCTGCATATCTCCGAATCCGTACTTTGTATCAAATATCTCAGAACACAACTGACCGTATAAAATCTGAACGTCTTTCCGAATAGGGTTCCACACAATCTTGTCAATGGGACGGAACGTATCCCACCCTGCGTCCCATACAAGAAGTTTTTCGTTATCAAGTTTTCCGTACACGCGATCCCCAAATCGCACGAGACTCATTACTACTCGTCAATCTAAAAGAACGCTTTGAATTCCGCACCCTTCGTGCCATAGATGTGAGGATTGATCGGGCGATCGATCTGGTCGGGGTAGTTCAGGTTCTGGCTGCGGTTGTAGAGCCACATATTGATAGACCCCAGGATATCGTCTACGCAGTACCGTAGAACACGCTCGTTCAGTGCGTTGAGTTCCCTGGCAGGATTTTGCTCGTCGTTGATCTGGTACTGTAGGTAGTACGCCCGCATGATCGTCTTCAGATCGTCAGGACGCTGGGGGTCGATCACATGTTTCTTATCGCTCTTCTCCCAGACGCGGTACCGGATCTCGTCCTGGAGATTCTGAATGTTTGCGTCGGAAAAGAAGGCCTGGTTCACAGGCGTCGGGGTGTGCACGCGAATCAAGGCCTGCTGCTGAAACGTCGAACCGTAAGCCAGCTTCGGATCCTCGTGATGCGTCGAAAACAGCTTGAACGCTTGAGTGCTGTCTGTCTCCGGATCCGCGAGATTCGGAACGAAGCCAGTACGTTTCGGAGCACTCCTGATGCTTGTATCGACATAATACTCGTTAAGATCACCGGTCCTGCGTGGGTAGATTTCGCCGTTTTGGGGAGCACCGGGCATCTATTGTTCTTATCTTTAGTTCGGGATAATTCTCTGGATATTCTTCGAGTCAGGCTCCATCGTTGTCACTTCCAGAACAAAGGCTGCTTGCACATTCAAGTTCATCATTGGGATTACATAATCCTGGGTCAGCGTACGGGTTCTCGCAAAGGAGAGATTGTTTGGAACGCCAGTGTACTGCTGCAAACACACCTGTGATAATGTACGTATCAGTCCACATATCGTGGTGACCGAGTTTGACATTCCCGCGAACCCTGAGACTTTCGGAACGGCCGTGAACGACGTGCCGATATTCGTAATCACAGGGAATGCATTAGGCACTGTAAAGTCTGACCCGCAAATATCCGTCACAATAAAGTTATTCGATAGGAGGTTCATAAATGCCGAGAGTTGAGGTGTGCACCTGCGATCTGAAGCGATCTGAGTTATTGCGGGAGTATAGAAGATGATTTCGTCCCCTACCCGAATATCGGATGCCAGAAACGCGTTGCAATTGCCAAAGGTTGTATTGCATGCCGTTTGTGTGACAAAAAACTTAACCTTTCCGGTGCGTGACGTATCCAACACAAAGTCAACGACACTGAGATTATCAATCTGGGAAAACGCGACCCCCGCAGCATTGTACAGTTGAATGTTCGCGTTCGATAGTTTAGCAAGGGGCGGATCGAATTTGTACGATTCATTCGACCAGGGGTAGTAGTCTGAAAATTGTCCGGGGTATGTCCCGTTTCCACTGTAATGATTGCGAGTGTTTTGCGTGAGAACGGTGAACGACTGCTGGACGATCTGCGATCCTCCCAGGTAATTCCCCTTAAAGTTCTCGATCGTCATGAGAATGTAAGAGTGTGAGTGCAATGCAGAGGGGTACTCAATCGTGTCGGAAAAGGTTGCTGGGGTATACGGCTGCGTACTTCTGACTGGAAGTATAGCCCTAGACAGCCTGATTTCCGATACGTTCGACAGTGCTAACTGGGTGGAGTACGCATAACTGTTTGTCCCGTACTGCTTCTGCTGAATATCGATACCAACCTGGGCACCGGCAGTTTGGGCAGCATCGTACACTGGGTAAAAGAAGACTTTGGTATTCGGGTCCCGGTAATTCACGGGCGTGGGATTATGTACGAGCTGGCCGTTCGAGAAAACAATCTTCCAGCCGTAGGAAGGACGTACGAGTCCCTGGTTCGTGGTGTTCACGTACGCAGGCAACGGTATTCCTGCCGGGAACGATTGGGGAGTAATATTTGGTACAGTTTGAACTGCAGCCCGAGATCCAGATGCAATGCTAGGAGGAACGATCGGGGTTTCCCACGCCGCCAGTGGGATCGTAGGATTGTTGAAGTAGAACGGGGTCTGAGGTCCTACAGTCTGGATGGGGATCTGTGTTCCTAATGAAAAAATATTCGAATACGCGTCAGGCTGTATTGTCCAGTCCCGCTGTCCCGAATCAATGATGACGTTGCGTTTCCGCGGAACCATACCTGGAGCCGCCTGTACGGGTGATGTCAGGGTTCCACTTAATCCGGGAGTGCTCAGTTCTTCTATAGTTGCCTGTCCCCCTCCATCGTCAGCATCTACAAACTGCTGATTCCTGTTCTGAAGAGGTTGAACATTAGGGCCAGAGTCGGATGTTTCCAAAAAAGCTACCCGAGGATCATAATCATAATCCTCGCGGGCTTCGGCATCTGCCCCTGCTAAAAGTCTCTGGTAGTTCATCCTATCCTATCTTATCTCTCTACAAGGCGAGATTCTCTAAATCGGCAACCCAGAACCGCTCTGGCGTCGTACCCTCGATCTCGGTGATCCGAGCACGGATACGATCAAGTTCTGCCTGGTGCTTCTGAACATTCTCCAGCGTCATACTGCTGAACGGCAGCTTCAGGAGATCGGGAATGTCCGTGAGCTCATGCTTCTCCAGGATGGCCACACACTCGGCATGCGGCTTCTTCCGGAGATCGATGGCATCCTCGCACATGAGCGTGAGGAACTTCACGACACTCGAATGCCACGGCAGCTTCCCACGCAGGTCGGCCAACATACTGCCCTTGCGGTCAGAATACAGGGCGAGGCGGGTCGCAGCATACTCTTCCAGAATCTCGACCGCAGATGCGAACTTGCGAATCTTACCGTGGCGATCAAAGGCGTGCATGTTCGTCAGCTTGATGCGGGATGAGAGACCCAGCTTCTTCTCGATCTCGGCGATGGTCATCTCATCCTTCAAGATCACTTCGAAGTTCACGTCGACGTCCGTGGATGTATCCGTGTAATCCTTGACCAGATCCTTCTTCTCGCACTGAGCGTCCAGGAACGCCTTGAAGTCCGACGTCCAGTACTCGATCGGCAAGTCACGCACCGTGACCGTCTTGGTCTTGGTATTGTACGAATAATCCGCTGTCACATCGTACCCGTCATCACGGGGAACAACCGTTCCTCGGAACCCGCGGTACCAGGGGGTAAGGTGGAACTTCGTCATGTCCTCGCCGTCCTTCAGCCACCGAAGCAGGAGACCGCGAATCACCGTGGGATTGTAGGATGGAATGTAGGTCGAGTACCCCGTGCCGATCCCACGAGCACCGTTCACTAGAAGCATTGGGAGAACGGGAGCGTACCATTCGGGCTCTACGGACAGCCCGTCATCATCCCGGTACTTGAGACACGGGAGATCGTCGGCAGGAACCAGGTCCTTCATGTAGGGTTGGAGGTAGGTAAAGATGTAACGTGACGCAGCCGAGTCCTTGCCGCCCTCCAGACGCGTACCGAACTGGCCCTTTGGGACCAGCCACGGCAGATTATTCGAGCCCACGAAGTCCTGGGCCATGCCGATAATGGTTTCGTTAAGCGACATCTCGCCGTGATGGTATCCTGCGTGCTCGGACACGTAGCCTGCCAGCTGAGCGACTTTGACCTTATCCGTCAACTTTCGCTTGAGGCAACCGAACAGGATCTTCCTCTGCGACGTCTTGAGACCGTCGATGGCAGACGGAATCGACCGCTCGAGATTGTAGTGTGAGAAGTGGATGAGATCGCGATGGACGAACTCCTTGTATGTCAGCGTCTTGTCCGCCTTAGGGATCACGATGGCAGCCGCATCGTGACCCTGAAGCCACGTCTTACGGTCGTCAGCCCGAGCCTTGTTGAACGCCAGATCAATCGCCTCGGAATCTGCGTCGGCCGTGTACCGAAACTGCGTGACATTCATGTTCTTGAAATACTCCTGAGCCTCGTCACGCGTCGAAGTGCCCAAACCCTTGTAATACTGAACCGCCCACCCGCGACCCGCCTCACCCTTCCACTGATCATACTCGTACTGGGTGTAGAACGTCCGCGTATCCTTACCCTTGGTTGCCTTCACGATCGGCGTAGCCATGTAGGTCAGGAACCCCGGGATCTTGAACAGCTCCGTCCACAGCTCGTGGAACAGATTGATTAGGAGACCGCGAATGTGCGACCCATCATAATCCTGGTCAGTCATGATCAGGATCCGGCCGTACCGCAGGCTCTTGATATCGACGTACGTCTTGCCAGACTCCAGACCCACGATCTTCTTGAGTTCGGCGATCTCCTTCGCCAGTTCCACCTTGGAGGATGACGAATCTTTGACATTCATGATTTTCCCCCGCAGTGGGAACACGCCGAAAGACTGACGCTGAGCCTTCGTAAGACCGCTGAGAGCCATTGCTTTGGCGGAATCCCCCTCGGTGAGGATGAGAGTGCACTCGGCAGACTTGGCGGTACCTGCGAGAGCGGCGTCGTCGAGCTTCGGGATACCATATATTTTGGAGCTCTTCCGTCCATCACTCTTCTTATTCTCCTTCTCGTCCTTTTCCTTCTGGGCCACCACCAGCTTGTCCACCAACTCCAGCTTGGCTCGGACCTTCTTGAAGAACTCTTCTGGCAACTTGCACGTCGAGCCAAACGCCGTGCTCTTCGTGGTGAGTGCCTCCTTCGTCTGCGACGTGAACGACGGGTTCTCCACTGCCGCCGTCACCCAGACTGCAAGGTTCTCCTTCACCAGCGAGGGCTTGACTTTGATCTTCTTCTTCGTCTCCAGAAACTCGCACAGGTTCCCAACGATCTGGTTCACAATGTAGTCCACATGCGTCCCGCCCTTAGATGTCCAGATCCCGTTCACAAACGATACTTGGAGAAACCCGTCCGCCGGTGTGTCCGCCACCACCACATTCCACCGGTCGCTCGTGTGGGCTGCTACCGGCGTGCTCACAAACTCTCCCGCATACGCCGTCAGATCGCGGCACTTGATCAGCACCTTCTCCTCCCCATGCTTCCAGTGCACCTTGACATCCTTGCCCACCGTCATCGCCAGATCACTCGCCCGCCGGCGGAACACGCCCAGCAGGTCGGGCGTCACCTCGGAGAGACCGAACCTCCCAAAGTCAGGGGTCCACGCGACGCTGACATACGGCTTGGACTTGCATGCCACGATCTTGGGCTTGTTCACCACTGTCATGTTGTTCTCCCAGGTCTGCGTATACTTCTTGCCAGACAGGGCGTCCACCGTCTCCACCGTCAGAGACTTGGCGAAGATATTGGCCAGCTTCACGCCGTAGCCGTTCTTGCCGCCCACCAGCTTCTTCTCGTCCTTGTCGTAGTTCGTCGAGGTCAGAAGCTCGCCAAAGACCAGCTGCGGAACCCACACCTTGTATTCGGGGTGCTCGGCCACCGTGATGCCCTCTCCATCGTTCTCCACCGTGATCATCTTGTTGTCAGCTGAAATTTCGATTGTGATGTTCTTGACTGGGTTTGCAGATCCTCGCTGACGCATGCGAACCACTTGGTCGTGGGCGTTCACTACGATCTCGTCAAACAGCTTGTAGAATCCAGGGTTGAAGGATAGGTTCTTCTGAATAAACTTCTCGTCCTCCACGACGTACATCTCCTCCGTCGACGTCTCGATGGAACCGACATACGTATCGGGGAGAGACAGAATGTGCTCGCGATGCGTGTGCTTCTTGTACGCCTCCGCCATTTTGTAGTGTCTGAGTACCTTCCTAAAAAGCCAGTCCGTTTTACGCAGAAAATCCATATTCATGTAAATGCCCCCTGCTCGAGCAAAGAAGGGAAAGAAGGCTCAGGAAGAGCCAACAGTAGAGCTTCCACCGGTCATATTCTTCCTGCGGATAGGAAAGGATTTTGACTTTGAGGAGGAGAGGGTGGATATCCCCGCACCTACCGGTGCTGGGTTGGTGGAGTACTCTGATATTCTCCAAACGACCGAGGCCCAGGAACGACGCTTCGATGAAACGGTGATTCACGACTTGATGTCCAAGTTTTCTGTACAGACATCGTATCCCCCTGGTTCTGCGTGTCTGTGGTGCTGCCACTCTATTCCCGGAGACTCCTTCGTTGTTCCAACGCACTACGATGTGTACACGAACATGTACACTGCAGAGGGAAACTACTGCAGCCCCGAGTGTGCCCTTGCCTCTATCTACCGCGAGTCTGGAATTACCGAATCCGATAAGTGGATACGTCATTCCCTGCTACGCAATGTCTACCGCTCACTTTACAAGGATCGTGATATCCAGCCCGCCCCTGACCGTCGTGTCCTCCGAATGTTCGGAGGGAACCTGGATATTCAGCAGTACCGTGAATTCATTCAGCATTGTACGAAACCTCTCCAACTGGCCATGCCTCCTGTCCGACTGTACATGCCGTCTGTGAACACACAGTCGTCGGTCCGCGACGTCAAGTCGTACGTGTCTCTGTCTAGTGAAACCATTAACAAGGCGTCTCAGCAACTCCGTCTCAAGCGGTCCAAGCCGGTACACGAGGGTATTCCTACCCTAGACAAGTGCCTTACAGCGTTTGGCTCTCCACGATGAAATATTCGAACAAAGCAATGACATCTCTCGGAGATCTCCTCAAGATGTCACTGTTCTTCCAGGTCCTGACGACAACGGGAAATAGTTTTCGGCCGCTCATGGCATTCATCGGGCTGAATCTCTATGAGCGTGGCATAGCAATGTACCCTTCCTGGCTTTCGTCTCTTAAAACATCATTTGCCACTTCTATCGATTCTGACGATCGAAAACCTTCGGCAGTGATAGAGTGCGAGCGTGGATCGCCGCCCCCAACCAAGGGCGGTCAGGCCCCTCTATTTATGACCCGCATGGACGCCATCATTCATTATGTCGCATGCTCCCCCGCCACCAAGCGACTCCTTTCGATCGCCAACCACGATTACCTTCCCTACGAGTTTGAGTCCGTCCGTCTTGATGAGGATATATACTTCAAGCTCACGAACGTGGAAGTAGATGACGGGAATATCAAGAACATCAAGTTCCAGATATTCTGCTACAACCACCCAATCCAGACTCTCCAGAAGTTCGTGGACTCCTGCAACCAGGATTATGAACGCCGAATGCTGAATAAGTTGGGCAACGATCTCTACTTCTTCGACCAGATGATTGATAACAAGAAGTCTCGCAAGTCCAACCAAAACCCTCTTCCCCAGAACTTCCTCGTCTACACCAAGAACAAGTTCTCCACGACCCGCACCTTTGAGAATGTTTACTTTGAGCAGCAGGGGGAGGTCAAGAAGCGTGTCAATTTTTTCCTGGAGAAACGGTCGTGGTACGAACGCAAGGGTATTCCGTATACTCTCGGCTTCCTGTTTCACGGAGACCCTGGAACCGGCAAGACGTCGGAAATCAAGGCTATCGCCAACGTCGCCCGCCGTCACCCCGTGAACATCCAGCTCTCAGAAATCAAGACCAAGACCCAGCTTCGCCAGCTGTTTTTCAGCGACGATCTTCACGTGTACAACGGGACAACACTCGAGAAGTACACTATCCCTATTTCCGAGCGACTCTACATCATCGAGGACGCAGATGCGATGGGCGACGTGCTCTTGAAGCGGGAGTGGAAGCGTCCTGAGCCGGCGGCAGCACCCAAGGATCCGTTTGCTCCCGAGATGGACGATGATATTATCAAGGACCCCATCGATCTCTCATTCCTCCTCAATCTCCTCGACGGAACCCTAGAGTCATCTGGCCGCATCATGGTATTCACCTCCAATTTCCCAGAACGGTTTGACCGTGCTCTCATTCGTCCCGGCCGTATAGATATGATCGTCCATTTCAAGAAGTGTTCGCGAACTGTCCTGAAAGAGATGATTGAAGGGTTCTACGATATTACAGAGGGAGTGTCCCACCCCCTGTTTGATGATGTCAAGATGGACGAGAAATGGAGCCCCGCCGAAGTGAACCAGATCCTCTTCCGCAACTTTGAGAGTCCTCAGCAGGCGATGGACGAGCTACATTCTCTCAGTGCGTCTACGCCGCTGCTGCGGGAGGAGACGGAGACCCCGATTTAAACAGTTTCATGGCAAACGCAATTGTCTCGGGCGGCATGTCGAACACCAGGATGTATATCAGGGCAAAACCCATGATAACCGACGCAATTCCGACAGTGGATAGCGTCCATGCCGTAAGGCCACCTGTTGACGAGTTCACCACTGACGCAAACATTCCCGCTAGCGGAACCAGGAAGGGAATCAGAATGAAATTGGAGTACGCTCCAATCGCGGGGTACTTCTCGAACACCAGAGATTCCAAAGCGAACCACGCAGCACGATAGTAAATAATAATGAGAATATTCGTGAATGCAAACAGTAGCAAGCCGTTTGCGGATGACACAACTGGCCCGGGAGTTTCGGTGGCTTCTTGGTCGGGCGGTACGTCGGCAATTGGATCGTCGGTGTTGTCCGCCATCCGAATCTATTATGTATTGAACACAAGATTTGCTTGTCCGTTTGTAACCTTAAGGAAGTTGTACGATTCAATATAGATCATGGCCGAATAGCCGTTATATTGAATCTGTACGTTTGTGGGCGAGGGATATATAGTGAGGGTCTGACCCGGCTGTACTGCGGGTGGAGCTATAGCTTGTCCAGACGCATTCGTTGGAACTATCGTTGCTCCAACGGGGACAACGGTGGGGGTTGAATTGAATGTCGTGTCCTTGAAGACACACACAGGTATCTGTGACACAGGTCCCGTCTGAACAACTGGGGGGGTCAGAAGTGTGTACTGAAAATTGGTCTTGTTGAACATGGAACCGTTTGCACTTCCCGACGGCTGGGTAATTGTGTTGGGGTCCAGAGCAAATGAGTATAAGTTGATCCCAGGAAGAGTGACTGTATCCCCAGCTGAGAAGCGGAAGTTTTGGATATTGCGGAAGAAGTTCACGTTCTTCGTGACAAACCGGTCCGTGCCATCGAACGTCAGGTTTCCTTCCAGGAGAATGTTTTGGGAATCCATTGAGTTCGAAAGCTGGATTCCAGTAGAGTACCATTGATCGGGAGTCGCGGGGGCAGTGAGTGTCGGCAGGACGCTGGGGTACGTCTGCACTGGGGGGTAAAAGATAGAGTCCCAGTTCGTGTAATTGTCCCAATCGTTCAAGAGAAGTCGGTCTTGACGCTGAAACAGGGATACAACGCGTGTGCACAGATTGTACATTGGAATCGTTATGTTGTTGTATCCGTACTGGTTGTTGTTCTTGAGGTAGCGGACTTGAGTAATGAGGAACGAGCGGTCATGTGCCGCAATGTATGCACGCTCCGTATCTGTTAGGAAAATGTAGTTGGCTTCAATGTAGGGGTTGAGGTTCCAGCTTACCAGAGAGGGGTTTGTCGGATTTCCCATCGTGTCAGGGTACGACAGGTAATTCTGGATTCCGAGGAAAGAGTCTCCCGGGTTTCCTGTCACGCGGGTTTGGAATGTAGGATTGGTCGCTGCCGTTCCACGAGTGTCCAGGATAGTGAAGAGGTTGTATATATTGCGGAAGGTGATTTGGATAGATACTTCGGTCTGCGGCATGGCCACCAGGGGAATAGACTGTCCGATCTCTTCACAGAACCAGAAAGAGAGTGGGATGTTGAGCTGGCGGCCGCGAATGGAGGGAGCGGGAGGTGCGGTATTTGTAGAGGAGACGTTGATGGCATTGGGGTACTGGTTCGTGCGTCCTGGGGCATTGGCGGGGTCGTGCATGTCCAGTGTATTTCCGGTCATGGCATTCAACTTTGCTCGCTGTGTTCCACTCTCCTTCATATAACTCTTGATCTTTATCCACTCTCCAGTGACTGTAGCCATAGCCGTTCCATTGAAAAGAATCGAAGCAGACTCGATCATATTGTACCCGAGGTTACGCGACCACTGGAAAGCAGTCTCGTACGCGAGCGATGTAGTCTGGTCGAATCCAGATAGAGGGGACCAGATGTCGGGGATCTGGACACATACGTAGCAGTCATGGAGCAAATCAGCATAGCGAGGAACCGGGAACGTGAACGTCTTTGTTCCGGCAGGGGGAAGCGTAGTGTCCGTCACATGTGCGATATTCAGCCTGAAGTGTTCCATCGCGAAGTTGGTCGTACGCTTATACATCTTGTTGAAGTACGTCATGGAAGGGTTTCCATTGACAAATACGTTTTGGGCACCAAAGCCAGTGAGCTGAACGAGTCCACCACCCATTCTTACTATATTATCTTATAGGGTATGATTAATGTATCGGAACTTGCCGTATATCATTATTGGAATCCTTGTCCTCTTTGTGTTGATTCACTCGTACATGAGCGTTCGCTTCGGATACGACTGGATCGGGACACAGACACGAAAGGTAATTCATGGGGCGTATACGCGGAGCAATTCGGTTCACGAACTCTACCCCATCCCCCCTGTTCCGTTCATGGACCGGTTCTCGGAGTTCACGAAGATCCCCAAAATGAAGGAGAGTGGACAGGCACCTGGGACAGCCTATTACTGAGGATTGTTGATCACCGCATTGGAGGAGACAAACATATTGAGGGTCTTCTTCTCCCCTTCGGGAAAGACAGTCCTGTTGTTTGCGAGGACGAAACCATTGCCATTTGTACAGCACGTAGGCTTCCACGAAACACCATTTGATCCTTTCTGGGCGTTATAGACCGCTCCCGCCTGAAATGTTGTGTACGTCGACGAATACGCGGCCTTCTGAGACTGGGGATAATATCTGTAATACTGGTTGACCGCCGCCCGCTTCTTCATCGACGTCACTTCAGACGCACTGGAAAAACGCACCTGCTGGCTCAAGAAGACTGGCGAGCCGTCGAGTGTCACTGTAGAGTAGTACTCTGCCATTTGATTTACACGTAGAAAAGGTTAATCATAAAATGGCACCAGTTCGGTTTCTACTTGTATCAACACACACTGAGCAGGTTACAGGGTACTCGAAGGTCTCCTACAACCTCCTCAAGCAGCTGGGAACTCTGACCCCGCTTGTCAAGATCTTTCACTTTGGATTTCAGCGTACCCCTGCCCGTCTTCCCCAGCCAGCTCGCCCGCTCAAGGGCGTCATCCAGTACGATGCTGCGGCCAACGAGGACCCCAAGGAGCAGGGGTTCGGGTTCAACAAGTTCAAGGAGTATGTCGAGACGGTCAACCCCGACATCATCATGATTTACAATGACCCTATTATCATCAACCAGTTCATCCAGCAGACGAAGGATATGGAGAAGCAGTGGAAGCTCTGGGTATACCTTGACCAGGTGTACAAGGGTGCGGATATGGGTCTCCTCCGGAACATTGAGAACGCCGCAGACCGTATTATCTGCTTCACGGATACGTGGAAGGCCCATCTCATGACCCGCCTGACCACGCCTAACATCAAGATCGATGTCATGGAGCACGGTGTAGACACCCTGGTGTTCAAGCCCATGGCGGACTCGGAGCGTATGGGGATTCGCAAGAACCTCAGCATTCACCCGAACGCCAAGGTGTTCTTGAACATGAACCGCAATTCGCAGCGTAAGCGTCTTGATCTCACGATCATGGGATTTGCCCGCCTGCTGAAGAAGCTCCCCGACGAGACGCTTCACCTGCTCCTTGTCACGGGCGTCAAGCCGGAGGGCGGAGCGTTCTACCAGCCTCTCCAGATCTACCTCAACGAACTCGAGCTCCTGGGACTGGACAACTTGAAGTATGGTACGCGTGTATCGATCGTGGACACCACGCCTCCCACGGCCTACTTCAACGACGAGGCCATCAACCAGCTGTACAACGTGGCGGATGTGGGCGTGAACACCTCGAACGGCGAGGGTTTCGGTCTGTGCCAGCTGGAGCACATGGCGACGGGTGCCCCGCAGGTCGTTCTGGATCTGGACTGCTACAAGGCGTTCATGACTCCTGAGACGAGCGTGCGTTGCCCCCTGACGTCTTACTCTTACCTCCAGATGACCGCTGGCGTGGGTCTGACGGAGTACACTTCAACCGCCGAGGAGGTTGCATCTGCGATGGAGAAGTCTCTGGGTATGCTGGGCCGCGAGACCTCTGAGAAGTGTATTTCAGTGGCCCGAAGCCGCCCGTGGTCTAAGATCTGCGACGCGTTTCTCGAGAGCATCCTCGAGAAGAAGGATTAAACCTAATCATACGTGAAAAACTGAATCCGATCTTCCTTGAGTGTACCTAATTTGAGCAGTCGTTGTTTATCCCCAAACGCCGACTCGTCAAACACCTCTTTGGTATCCGGATCCACCAAGAACACGAAATCTTTGACTTTCACCTTCTGTATCCGCCGCTTGCGTTTCATCATGTTCTTGAGGTATGACGCATCTAGCTCGTCGTCCTTGATATTGGGGTTGAACGCCATATCTTCGCTCTTGGTGGTGCTGTCAAACCGCATACACTGAAGCACGGGCTTCTCGCGAGAATGCAATTTGCGATGAATCTCGCAATCCACAGCCGCCTGCTTGATCAGACGCGTAATCCCCGCAGTGATTCGCTCTTTCTCGTACGACACTTCGTACAGGAACTCGTCGCTGGTCATGAATGCCTCGGGTGCTCTCCCACCGCCCTCCGGCAGATTGTACTTCTTGGGACTGGTGTCCGCCCTCCGAATAGGAACGATATTGAAGGCGGTATTCGATGACGCCTGGTCCTTTGTGAACACGGACACGTAGAACGATATGCGGATCGTGCGTTCTTCCTGCGGAACCGTTTCGACCTTGATAGATCCCTCTGACAGAATTTGGTGGGTGGCATGGGAACATAGACGGATACCGCGTCCAATCACCTGGTCGTGCCGGGCAGGGTTCCAGTGTGGTTCCATGATGTGGAGATGCCGAACATTCTTCAAGTTAATACCCTCTGCACCACTCGATGTGGCCATCAGAATACACAGGAGTTTCTTTCCACCTCGCTTCAGTATGCTTTCCTTCATGCTTCCAGAGTGTTCGGGGTAATCGGATTGAAGACCGAGGTAATCTTCGTTGAAAATCAGGCGGGTGATTTCCAGCTCTGCCCTGTCGATCCCGCCAGTGTAGAAAGCGTACGCCGGTTTGGCCGGATCCAGGTCTGGAGCTTCGCGGTACTTTCCTCCCTCTTTTATGAGACGGTATTTCTGGTATCCGTTCGCATCGAGAATCGCTGAGAGAATACCGAGACCTTCGAGCTTGAGGTACTGCGAATACACGAACTGGTTCTTGAAGTTTTCAGTGCCGGTCGTTGCCTTAATGTTTGCCAGAACCTTCCGCATCTTCGGAGAATACGTAGCCAGTCCTTCGTCCCGGAGGTACTTATCGGGATTCTCACGCAGCTTGGCCAGAATCACGGCTTTCTTGTCGTCTTCATTGTCTTCCTCCGCCTGCTCGTCTGCGAGGGCACGGAAATCCGAGGGAACGGCATAGTTACACGCCAGGCGGGACATGACGCGGTACGTCTTCATATCTTCGTTAAGAGCAGCGGGACCGGTACGTTTCTTGGAATCCTGCTGGATCTCTTTCCATCGAACTTCAAGGTACCGATTAAACTGTTCATCGGACATTTCGATCAACTCCAGCGTCTTGTCATCATCTACCCGTTTGGGGAGCATGCGTTCATCGGACCCCTTGTAGTACGAGACAAGACCCTGTACTCGCTTCTGGAAAAGCAGGGCGTTCTTGACATCCAGACCCTCCACAAACGTGTTCATGAATTCGGCAAAGTCGGTGGGGAGACACTGCAGGGCTTCACGCTGAATGTTTTCGCGTGGGGCGAGAACACCTCCGGGAAATGTGGCCGCAAACGATTGGCGGATACTGTCTACCCAGTCTCCTGGAGTCTTGTATGTCACTGCCTCGTCATACTGTACGGCAATACGCTCTCCCTCCTTGTTGTACACTGACTTGAAATGGCCTGGATTACGTGTGACTTGAATCGACCGCTTCACGCTATTGAATTCCACCGTGTCCACTTCCGGCAGTTTACGGAAATACATCTTCATTCCCGCCTCGTCCCATGTAGGCAGTTCCTTCACAGGGATCACGATCCGCTCAATGGGTCCACGCAAAAGGTTCAGGAGAAACGCGATCTCGTTAGGGCGGTTGATCAAGGGAGTTCCCGAGAGTGCCACGACCTTGCAGTCTTTAGCATAGTATATGGCGTCATAGAGCCGCTTTCCGATAACAGAGTTGTTGATCGTCCTGGAAATCAAGTTGTGAGCCTCATCGATAATCACGACCGCATTGTCAAAGGGATTGGATTTCAAGGGGTCGTCGTCGGGCACAATGCGACGCACGCTCTCGCCAGTGAGACCATTGTAGTTGATGAAATTGTACCTGTTCTTGATCAGATCGTCAATCTGTTCGTTAATCCCCTGCTGCGAATCGCGGGGCAGGGAGGAGTAATTTGAGTCCTTTCCGGGAACAGTGACAAAGTACCGACCCTTACTTAGGAACTCTGCGGATATCCCCAAGGCAAGAGCGGGAGCCTTGTCAGCTTCGCTACGAATGATACGGACTTCCCAGAAATTGTTCTGGACGTAGATCGCGTCTCCGCACTTCCGGATTTCCTGCTTGAAATTGTCCTGGAGAGACGCCGGAAGCATGATCCACACTTTCTTGGTGGACAGGAGTGACTCTGCTACGCCGATGGCCGAGCAGGTCTTTCCAGATCCCAGACCGTGGTACACTAGGAGACCGCGATACGGAGTTTCAATCGAGAGGTAGTCGCGAACAAGTTTCTGGTAGGGGAGGAGTTCGCGAGTCGTCTTTCCTGTCTGCTGGAGACAGAGATCTACGCCCTCGTCATCAGGGGCAGGGTCTTTACGGTATTTTAGGTATATTCGGGCAATGAAGTCAGCAAAGGCCTTGCGATTCGGCAACACAAATGCCGTCGTCATTGTATCAACAACGTAAATAAAATACGTTCATGATACAATGAATTTGGACGGAGATCCTCGTGTATGGATGCTCACTATCTACCTCTTCTTGGTATCCGCCCTCCTATATTTCCGGCCAGCTCTCGTCTTCAACGGTGGAAAGGTACGGGAGTTTGGTGCTGGACGTAAGGATTCAACCGTGTTTCCTCTATGGTGGTGGATCATCATGCTGGCAATCGCGTCTTATCTCATGGTGCACTACCTACTACCGGTTTGACGGCGGGCGTTGACTCCTGAGCAGCTTTGATCGCTGCGTCCTTTTCGGCCTTCCGGGCAACCATGTTCTGCTTGAACCTCGTCGCTTCGTCCACGCTGGGTATACACACATCCTTGACGGAGTCCCCGACCAGACCGTACATCCCCACGACACATGCGAGTGTCAGGAAGTACCCTATAGAAATCCATCCCGCCCGCTCAATACCTCCCTCGGATGTATCAAAACTGCGGTAAAACCGGTCAAACTGGACACGCAGAATCTCAAATGACCGAATAATGAACCACGCAATTGCGGGGTACGCTGCCCAGATGGCTCCGTATTTGGCATTCTTAGCAGCATCGGCTTTCTCGCACTCATGAAACGTAGCGGCCGCAGAAAATCCGAAGCCCAGAAGGAAAAAGAATGCATAAATTCCACACCCCAGCCCAAACATAATTCCCCATTCGCGGGCGGTTGTTAATGCAAATATAGCCATTGTGTATGCTTCTTATTATTCCTTCGGGAGACGAACTTCAACCGTTTCAGCGAGAATCGAGAGATCCTGGAGCATCCTGTGTCGCTGGGTGTACTGCGGCCGGGTGAGGTTCATACAGTCAGCCATAGTCTTCCATCCTATCGCCGAGATTTCCCGCTTCTGCATGTTTGTGAACCGCTGATGGATATCGATTCTGTCCGGACGAGACATGACCGCCAGAAAGTACTTGTGGCGGTACATGATTCCATTGGTCCCCGCAAACGTTTCTTCTAACTGGATGCCTGAGACCATAGTGTACGACGATCTCAGGATATTGGTTTCCTCGAAGAACTCCCGCTCAGCACACCCTTGGTCGCTCTCGCACTTCAGACGACGACCTTTTGGAAACCCCCACTCTGGCTCAATGTACACAGACACCGACGCATCGATCTCCGTCTTCGCCGCATCGAACTTCTCCTTGGCAAACTTCATTTCGTACTCGTGCCGATCTGAGTTGTTCCACAGGCGAGACCACAGTGCCTCGAACGTCTCGTTCTTGAGCCTGGCGATCTCCTGCTGTGTCATGTTGTCAAGCAGCGTTCGGACGTATACCTTATCGCTCGGGTCGAACTTACCACGAATGAAATCAGTGTAGCACATACTGTCCTTTCGTCGCACCATCAGAACTTCAATATCTTCAGTGAGAAGAGGGAGAGTCGACGGGTCGCCGGGGTTCGTTAAATTTCGTATGAGGATGATTCCGCAGGAGAGGACAGGCTCGCCGCAGTCTCGAAATGTATGCCCTCTTTGTCCGCAGTTATTACAGAAGATTGTTATGGGAGTGGACATCTTCTATTTCAGTTGGTCTATCTGCCAGCCAGAGAATTCTCCTTCCGTTTTTACCTCTTCTTCTAACAATAACAATGAGCACGCCTTCTCCTGATCCGAACGCTGCGGCGGTTGCTGCGGCTGCGACACCCAACCCGAACGCCAGGTCGGCGACTGCTAACACCGGGCCTGCGAGCGGAGTTTCGTTGACGTTCATCACCACTTCGACCATCGCCACGATCGTGTTTGTGCTCGTTGAACTTGCTCTGGCGTACTACTACTTCGTCCGGTCGACAGATCCCCTGAACTCCCGCATTATGTGGTTCGTGATTTTCACGGTCCTGGCCGCCCTCCTCATTTACGGCACGTTCTTCATCGTCCAGGGCACCTTCACCGTGCCTACCTGGTCGGGAAGCGTAACACCCGCTGCCGGCGTGACGACCAATACCTCCATGGTCATCCCCGGTTCGTCCATCCCCATCTCGGTCGGCACCAACGGCGGAAACTACGGAGTACAGTGGTGGATGTTCGTCCAGGACTGGAACTACCGGTTCGGACAGGAGAAGCAGGTTTTGACTCGTGGAGCGGACGGTGCTCTGAATCCCTATGTATACCTTGACCCCGTTGAGAACACCCTGAATGTCAAGATCAACCTCTTGTCGGGAGCTGATGGGTCGGGAGGATCGAGCGTCCCTTCCCCTGTAGGACTGACGGGATCCACCGATGATTCCTTCGTATGTAAGGTGAAGAATGTACCTCTCCAGTCGTGGTTCTGCATCTCGCTGTCGTTGAGTAGCCGCAACTTAGATATCTACCTCAACGGCATGCTTGTACGCTCGTGCCTGCTCCCCGCTGTACCCAAGGCTCCGGGTGGCGATGCGACGGTCATGGGCAATGGAGGATTCTCAGGGAACCTCGCAGCCCTCAACTTTTATGCGGGTGCACTCAACCCGAACATGGCGATGGCCTTTTACAAGGCTGGCCCGCCGTCCGCCGCGGTTGCCCAGACAGCATCGACGTCGAAGACACCCATGAGCCCCTATGTGGTGAAGCTTGCGGTGGTTGATCCAGTGGGACAGGAAATAAACAAGTATACCTTCTAAAATAACAAGGCACTATGGACACACGGACCATACTTATATCCCTCATGACGCTCATTGTGCTGGGCATTGGAATCCTCGTCTTTTACGAGTTCAGCTACGGATTCTGGACATCTACGCCGCGGGGACTACAGCCGACACTAGCGAGCGTAACGATTGTGGGCCCTCTCCAGGACGGAATGACGAATCAGCAGTATGACGCCCTTCTTCCCCTGTCGAACAACGAGGATCAGGGTATTGAATACTCGTACGCCGCCTGGATCCAGATTAACGATTTTGACCCTCAGAACAGGAACCCCATCCTGTTCACCAAGGGAAATCTGGATATGACCCTCCAGTCCCCCTCCGTGGTCATGACAAGTGGAAAGAATCAGATCACGATTACCCAGGATACGTACGATAAGAACAACCCGGAACAGGTTGTGATAGGAAACCTCCCCGCCGGAAAGCTCAATCACATTGCGGTTGTGGTGAATCAGCGGTCGTTTGATGTGTACGTCAACGGCCTGATGTACCGTCATATCACAATGAAGAGGCTGCCGCTCCAGAACGAGCAGCCACTGTACGTCGCCGGAAACGGTGGGTGGAACGGTCAGATCGGAAGCCTAGTGTACTACAACTACGCCCTCACCCCCGACGCCGTCCGCAGTCTGGCAAACACCCGGCCGTCAGTGAGTGCCGATACACTGGCCTTCTACCCGTCCTACCTCTCTACCGACTGGTGGATCGGACGGCACCAATAATTCCTTACAGAATCCCCCTGATTTCTGCTTTGCCTGCACCAGCATTCATCGCATCCTGGAGCTGTTCCTGCGATTTCTGGATCTTCGAGAGACGAATGTTCGGCTTCACAAGAAGCTGGGCAATCGTTTTGTCAGTGTTATCAAACGTTTCCCGTTGCTGTCGTGTGATGAATATCAGAACGACAATAGCGAGCGTGATAAACCCTATGAGGACATAGGACTTCATTCTTAATTATTATAGTCTACAATTAACTTAGTTTTCCAGAACTGCTTCCCAGAACATTGATCGCCTCGCCCGTGCTCTCACCACGTTTAGACTCGGACTCCTCGATTTTGGCTTCCATAACCGAAAGGCGGTCGTTAATCTGGCCTACCTTTGACTGTGCCTGCTTGATACGCATCTGTGGGTCGCTGGAGTTCTCCTTCATAGTCTGAACGTCCAGGTGTTCCCTCCGAGCAGGGAGAAGGCATATCACCAAAACGGCAAGTGCGACGAATCCGATAAGAACATACTTGTTGATGGTGAGCTTCATTGTTTGTTCGTGTGAATATTTCTACTCCTCGTCTCCCTTCTCATCTTTAGAAATGAGATCTTCATATTTCGAAAGCTGAGTGTTGAAAGCTGCGTACGTTCCCGAAGGACCCGCTTTCTTGAGCGAATTCTCGACTATTTCCAGGCTCTCCTCCGGGCTCAACTCGGGAGGAGCCTTCTTCTTCGTATTGGCCATGTACTCACGTCCAGTTGTTGTCATACTGACTGTCGCGACAAGGAGCATTATAACTAGAAACAGGGCAACCAAGTCTTCGGTCATCTGTATCTTTATTCTTAGTCATCAATAAACTACAATGTCGCTATGCTTTGTCACCGCGAACGCCAACAAGGACACTACGCCGAACTTTGTCAATCGTATCCGCGACTCGTCGGATTACACGACCATGCTTCGGCAACAGGGTACTAAGCGGAATTACCAGAACTTGAGTTCGACACAGAAGAATTATCAGCCGATCGGCGGGATCCCTCACACGGACCTTGTAGATATGGCCCACACGACCCAGGCGTACGGACCTTTCAACCCCCTAGAACGAGGTATAGGGTACACAGTCCCCCCGTGCTCACCCTGCGGTACTTCGTCGAATACACCTTACAGCCCTCTCCGGATCTCACTCGGTCTGATCCGATACTAAATCATGAGCCGTTGATTTCGCAGTCTTCCGCAGGATCGTCTTGATCCGGTTCTTCTGCGTTTTGTTCAGCGTTCCTGGTTTATACGCAAAAAAGAGCCTCAAGAACTCATTTGATTTTTTGGGAGTCTTTTCAAACAGATCGCTCTTGTTCTTCTTGATTTCCGTGAGTGTTTCCTGGTGTCCCAGACAGTCCAGGGGAGTGAGGAGATCAAACCGGCGTTTCGTAGAAGCAGCCAGATCCATCAGACGCTGGCAAATACAGATCACGCGATCCTGGTCGTATCCCCCCTCGATGAAGTGGGCATCGGCGTACACAAACGCAAAGAAGAATTGCAAAAGGGTCGGGATGGATGCGACCCGCAGCCCGTTCTGAAGGAGATGGTAACTGTGGCACGCAAACGTCTTGAAAACTCGTACCACTAGGGCACCGGTAGCCTTATCAATAATATCAATGTGGGCAGGCAGAAGCTCGGCGTAAGCGTCGCGTTCCTGGACATCGACATCGCCAAGCACATTCATGAACTGGTTGACCGTGGCAGACATATCATCGGCCAGAACGTCCACGGGAGTCTGCCAGACATTGGTGCGACTCCGAGAATGGAGTTCTAAGGCGTGAACTCCCAGAAGAACAACGCCCTTAGTCTGCAGGAGCTTTTCCACCCCGTCTCGTTGTGCGTCTCCCAGAATCGAGTGGCTCTTTTCGGGCGTGGGCTTGCATCCTACTGGGTAATGCTTGTTCAGAAGCATAAGACGCTTGTACACTTTCTCCCACCGCGACACATCGCCACGGGGTCGGGACAGTTCGAGGTACATCGACATCCGCAGGAAGTTCGGGGACACGTAATGTATGCCACCCTTGATGAGTTCCTCGTCCCACAGGGTCTTGAAAATCGGAGGTTCAAGATACGTGATATCCGCCACGCCCGTGTAATCCACAAACACCTTGAACGTCATCAAGTGTGCACCCGGCTTCACCTCGATGTTTCGGAACCCGCGGGAGTAGAAGATGTCCGCGAGTTCGAGGGAGTGAACCTGCGGTTTCTCGCTGTAGAAATCGTAGTCTGGAACATCGTAGTTGGGGTCGTAGAACCGGTCCTCCTTTGGTAGGAGATTATTGATAGCCGTTCCCCCGTAGCACAGGACACGCTTGGCCTGAATAAACTCCTTGACAATCCGAAGAGTTTCGCGAACCTTGGGGTCATGGGCAGTTTCATAATCTACGATGTTTTGTGCTTTCTTTATGAAAGCGGCGTCCATTCCTTATACATATCCGACAAAATGGATTACCTGTCAAAACTTTCTTCTGGAGGACAAGAGTAATATGTCCGAAACAATGAAGAACGTAGCACGTCGTCGTCGGACGAAGAGCGGCGAGGCCGCACCGCCAAAGCAGCCGCCGGACACCGCCAAGAAGTCGCCTAAGAAGAACAACCGGTACCCTTTACGCAGCAAGGATAAGCCGATAGAGAGTGTGCGGTGGGTGGATGACGATACACTGTTCGACGAAGAGGACGACGACGATTCGACGTTCGATGGCGATAGCGATGGCGATGGCGAGGAGGAGACCGAGAAGAAGGAGGAGACCACCACCACCACCCAGGTCGTTCACGGAATCACGCTTCCGTCGTCTATGCCCGTTTCCGTCAAGATCCACCTTCATGCTCGTGTTGATGAAGAAGAGGAGGAGGAGTACGACGAAGAAGATTACCCCGAGGATTATGATTACGATGAGGAGGATGAAAATGAGGACGATGACGAGGACGACGACGAGATTCCCCACGCGTTCATTCAGAGTCTGTTTGCCCGCCGTCTTGGTGGAGGTGGTAATCGTAACCAGCCGTTGTTTATCATTGCCGATGACTCCAACAAGAAGAAGGGCAAGGACAAGGAGAAGAAAGACAGGGACGAGCCTGCCCTGCGTCTGTCCCGCCGCGAGAGCGAGTATTTCGAGGGATTGGGGAAGCAGGCCAAGAAAACTGCAATCAAGAAGATGAAGACGATCTCCGAGATTCTGGGAGAGTCGGATATTCCGTACAAGTTCCGGATTCTGGATATGGATATGCCACCGAAGGTACAGTCCGAAGTCATTCGTAAGATCGATACCATGAACCGGATGGGGCCCGACAGCGGCGAGTCCCAGAAACTCCGCAACTGGATCGATGGTGTTCTGCGTATTCCGTTCGGCAAGCATGTTCCTCTCCCTGTAACACTCAAGGACGGCGAGTCCAAGTGTGCCGATTTCCTGAAGCATGCTCGGGGAAAGATGGACAAGGCGACTTACGGCATGCTTCCCGCCAAAACCCAGATTCTCCAGATCCTGGCACAGTGGATTTCTAATCCTACCTCCGTCGGCAATGTCATTGCCATGCGTGGATCCATGGGTGTGGGCAAGACCTCCTTCGCCCGCAACGGTATTGCCGAAGTTCTTGGGCGTCCGTTCATCTTCACCTCCCTCGGCGGTGCGTCGGACATCGCACATTACACTGGACACTCTTACACGTACGAGGGCTCCATGTGGGGCCGCATCGTGGACGCCATCATCCAGGCAGGGTGCATGAACCCCGTGCTCTACTTTGACGAGCTGGATAAGGTCAGTGGCACTCCCCACGGTGAAGAGATCATCTCCATGCTCATCCACCTCACCGATCGCTCCCAGAACTCCCAGTTCCACGACCGGTACTTCGCGGGCATCGACTTTGATCTGTCCCAGTGTCTCTTCGTATTCTCATTCAACGACGAGAGCAAGGTTCACCCGGTACTCAAGGACCGCATGCGGGTGATCACGATTCCGGGGTACAAGGAGACTGAGAAGAAGGTCATTGTCGCAAACTACGTGTGGCCCGAGATCCTCCGTCATGCGGGAATCCCTGCATCCGACCTGTCAGCGGACGAGGAGGCAGCAGAGTACATTATCAAAGAGTACTCCAACAACGAGGACGGTATGCGTAACCTTATTCGTGTAGTGGAAGCTGTGGTATCCCGTGTCAACCTCATCCGTATCTCCGACGAGGAGTCCGCCAAGGCATTCAAGTTCTGGATCCCTGTGAAGTTTCCCATGAAACTCAATCGCAAGATGGTGGAGACGGTTCTCACCGATTTCAGTACCACCATGCCCGAGCACTGGCGTTCATTGTACACTTAAAGATATGAGATGTCAAGACAAATCGTATGTCTCTGAAGGACGAGGCCCAGTTCGCCAAGCGGCACATTCGCAACCGTTTTTCGCTGATGGTACTCCCCCACGTGACCGAGGGAATTTGGTCGGTCTACGAGAACGCCAAGACCATTTGCGAGAAGAATAACCAGACGGACCAGATTCTGAAGACGTTTCAGAACCTTCTCACCCGTATTCCCGTGTGGACCGACGAGGTTCTTCAGGCTGAAGTCAAGCGTATCATTTCAGCCTCCAAGTGCTCTTACCTCGAGGAGCTCCTCACCGGTGTTCTACTGACCTATCTCCGTGCCTTCGCCGCGATCCAGTACCGCTCTACGCAGGACAGCATTGATGTGGAGTTTGAGCGGCCCCCGCTTCCCAAGTTCGTACACGAGTACTATAAGGAGGTCGCCCGCCGGTGCTGGGAGCACGCTTACCTCTTCCGCACGTTTGGTGTCACGTCCGAGCAGCAGGCCCGTAATCGCAAGGAGATTGATGAGATTCTGGATACGGCGTTTGATACGGTCCTGGACTCTTTCCTCCCCTGGCAGTCCATTGTGAACACGTACTTTTCCGTCGAGGAGGGTTCGCATGCACCCCAGAAGGCCGAGGACGTGATTCAGGCGACAGTCGCCGAGACCCCCGCCGCGGCGGAACCTGTACCTGCACTGGTACCTGCACCTGCCGCCGAACCTGAGAAGAAGGTGGCGTTTGAGGTTGAGGAGGAGGACGATGATGATGTTGGTACCGATGATGATGAGCATCCGAAACTTCAGTTGTCTGACGAGACCGCCGTGATCGACTTCGAGAGCCTCGATGAGGAGAAGGAAGAAAAGGATGTCAAGGTGGAGGCGAAGGATGGAGAGCTCGTTCTAAAGTTATAAACAATCCAGCAGAACCTATCAAATGGTCGACACGAACCTTCTTATCGTTATTGTTCTTGTCGCCCTTGCCGGAGTTGTCGTGTACGCTGCCGAGCGGTATACTAAGAAGCAGCCGGTCGATTGGACGGATGCGTCTAAGATTGGTCTGCTCTCGGGAGCCGGTGCGGGTGGACTTCTGTTTGCCATGGGCGGAGATACGGAGACGGTTGTAGCCACTGCCTCTGTTGCATCTACGGCAGTGCAGGATATGTTTGTAGGTAAGCCCTCGTTCTGAAAATGAAATATGAGGAATATACAAACAAAATGCAGTGGCTCATGTTCGCCTTCGTCGTCGCTCTGTTCGTTGCCCTCACCCCTGGAGTCCTCCTCCGTCTGCCCCCGGGCGGATCGAAGCTGACGGTGGCTCTTGTCCACGGTGTCGTCTTTGTCTTGGTCTTATACTTGACTAAAGGCTTTGTCCGCGGTCTTATCTATGGCCGTCGCGAGGGTATGTACAATACCAACTCTTGCCCGGAGGGTAAGACCCAGCAGGAGGACGGAAGCTGCGTGTAACTACTCAATCACCAAGAATGATTCTCCCTTCGGTACCTTCTCAATGATATAAGGTGATCCGAACTTCTCAATTTGCCTGCGAGGCACCGCCGTATCTCGGCAGTACCTGGCAATGGCCTTGTACAGGTTGAACCCCCTGTACCGCTCGCTGAAATCCCCATTTTCCGGATCACGGAACAGGATAGACTTTCCATCAGGAAGCGTGAGCCACGTCATGAACATCTTGAACAGGGGGTTGGACGCGTACATATCTTCAGGTCCCTTCGGAAAACAGTCCCAGAAAAGCGAGGTGGCGAGACGCACTAAGTCAAACGACGGGTTGGGCTTGATTTCAGGATACTTGGAATTGTAGAAGGGAGCGATATTGTACTGTCCCCCCGCTTCCTCATCCTGGTGGAACTGATCGGACATGAAAAACTTTGAGTCTTTCAGTTTTGGAACCTTGACCGCAAACGACGCCCGATCAAAGTCGATGATCTTAATGAGTTTGCCGTACGTCGGAACGCAGTAGTTCTTGCCGCCCACATTGTAGTAGAAGAACTCTGAGGTGGTGGGAACGTACATCACGTTCATGACGTGGAGATCGTTGTGAACAAACGCAAACGTCCGCTGAGCATACGCCAGGGCGAAAATCACCTGGGCCATCCACGCACACCGCTTTGCCACATCTGCGGTCTCCTTGAACAGAAGGTACAACGTTCCCTGGCACTTCTCCATAACCGTAATTTGGATCGGGGCATCCTTGAAGATCGCATGGGCAAACGCCTCATCGAACTCATCCTGCGAAAACCCGTCTCCGGTTTCCTCGCTATCGCTATCATCATCATCATCATCGTCATCCTCATCTCCCTCACTATCGCTGGCGGCCGAATGAACCTTGAACACGTAATCTGTAGAACAACTGTCTGAATCACCCATATCATCATGTGTCTCTTCCGGCTCGTACTGTATAACATCCACCGGCGGCGACGGGAGTGCGAGGGGTTCGAGTTCCACCGCTCCTAAATCTATGGGCTCCGATGCGTCTGACAGCTCGAGAACGGGCATCTCAGGCTTGCGTAGACGCAGGTCAAAGAAGTGCCCGATGTTCTGTGAGAACCATGGGCGATCACACAGATCCTCGTAATCGTCTGAGATGTCCACGACGTGCCGCTCAGCGATTCCGGAGAACACGCCGTACACCTTCGGGAAATGCTGGCATCCAGATTCCGACAGAACGACCGAGGCGAGGGATCCCACGTATGCGGCATTGTACGGGCTCTGGATTCGCAGGGGTTCAGCTACCGCGTCATCTGTGTTTGGAAGGCCTGTACCCGCATAGTCTCCGTGCATCACACGGTAAGGCGAGAACAGCATCGTTTTCTTGAGATGGACCTGGACTTCCTTCCCGGACACGTAGACACTTGACTCGGAACTAATTGTCTGAATAGGGAGCTGGAGTTTCAGGCCGTAGTGGTAAGGCATCCGGACATTCTCCAGCTTGAACAGTTTCTGGATGGAAGGGAAGTATGGCTGGATGCGGCGAAGACCCCAGAGTTTCTGCGACTGCTCCTGGAGCCCTGGAAGGTTCGAGTACTTCTGAACATCCAATTGGACGTTGGATGTTCGCAAGTCGGGCGTAGGTTTAGGCATTCCCGTTATGTTTACTTCCCTGCTTTTTGCTTCTCGCTGTACCGCAGGGATCCATCGATGATTGACCCTTCGGCGGGAAACACCCTGTCAAACACGTGTCCAAGAAAGTGGTTGAACACGTATCTCATCTTATTTGAAAAGTCCTGGAGGAATATGAAGATGGCAAACAGGAAGAACAGACCGCTCGTATACGATCCCACGAAATATTCCAGCCCCTTCCTGACTGGAATAATGGGTGTAGATGTGTTGATAAAGTAAACCAGCCAGAAGGCTACCAATCCAATAATCGAAATTTCAAGAGCAATATCGGTAAACTGGAACACAAGACCCTTCTTTTCCCACTCGGTGGATTCTGGAGGGTTATAGGTATCAAACAGATAGTACAGAACAAACGAGAGAAATCCCCCTGCCATCGCATACAGGATTGAAAAAAGAGCAATATTCCCAGTGATACGCAGGGAATCATCGGTGCTCAGACGAATTGTATGAATATTGTAGGCGTACGCGTGTTTCCCCATCTTATTATCTTCTGAGAAATGAGTATAGGACTGGAATGAACTTTAACATTCGTCAATTCAATATGGATATGATCAAACAACGATGTGCGATTGATTCACGCAAATCTCCCATGATCGTCATCATCGGAAAGAAGGATACCGGAAAATCCTTCTTGGTCCGTGATATCCTGTTTCACAACCAAGATGCGTTCCCTATTGGAACTGTGATTTCCGGAACAGAGGTGGCTAACCGCTTCTTCCAAGATATGGTTCCCTCCAAACTCATTCATGACAAGTACAAACCTGAAATTATCATGAACGTCATTCGGCGTCAGCTGGCTCTCAAACAGCAGAGGGGGTCTGGAGGTGCCGGATCAAACGTAGATCCTCGTGCGTTCTTGATTCTCGACGACTGTCTCTACGACGCGTCATGGATCAAAGAGGAATCTACCCGCTACGTGTTCATGAACGGCCGTCACGTTGATCTTTCCACCATGATTACCATGCAGTACCCCCTCGGTATTACTCCCAATCTCCGTACCAACGTAGATTTCGTGTTCATTCTTCGTGAAAACATCCTGGGAAACCGCCGGCGTATCTACGAGAATTACGCAGGTATGTTTCCTTCCTTTGAGATGTTTTGTCAGTTCATGGACCAGTGCACAGAAAATTATGAGTGCCTCGTAATCTGTAATTCGTCGAGCTCGAACAAATTAGAAGACCAGGTGTTTTGGTATAAAGCATCTGACCACCCCCAGTTCCACATGTGTGCCGATTCTCTGTGGATCGACAACAAGCCGTTTATGTCCACCATGCTGGCAGCCAATGATTACAACGCCGAACTTGCTTCACAACGTAAGGGACCGTCAGTGTGGGTGCGAAAGGAAAAACACGGTTAAGACCACATCCGAGCATACTCGTGGGTTCCGAACTTCTCGGGGAAGTCCTTACTTCCAGGGAAGTTCTCGTCGGCGGGGCGATCTGTATTGTAGTAAAAGAACTTATATGGCAGGAGAGCGTACTTCTCCCCCG